TGTACGTAAGATACAAAACATATTAGAGTATGTAATAAAGAACAACCGATCTTTACTTATAGTAGCACCAGTTGCACAGCAAGTAAAGTCGGCGTTGCTTATGAATAAAGTAAAAGGTACTATAAAAGTTAATATTATTGACTTACCTGGCTTTGGTCCTACTAAAAAAGATGCTACAGAAGATTTAGCTATACTTACAGGCGCTACAGTATTAAATGAAGAACTTGGTGATGATTTAGATCTTATGAAACCAGAATATTTAGGTGAAGCTGAATTTGCCGTAACTGACGATAAAAATACAGTATTAACACTTGAAGGTATGACTCAAGGTATCGAAGATAGAATAGATGAATTAAATAAACATTTAGCTGAAGAACAAAACGGTTTTATTAAAAAGAAACTAGAAGACAGATTAGCTATGTTATCAGGTAGTGTTGGTATAATTAAAGTTGGAGCAAACTCTAAGGTTGAGCTTAAAGAAAAGAAAGATAGAGTTGAAGATGCTATATATGCAACTAAAGCAGCTTTGCAAGAAGGTATTGTGCCAGGAGGTGGGGTAGCATTGTTAAACGCTAGCCAAAAAATTTCGACCAGCAGAGCTGGTAAGGTATTACTTAATGCTTTATCCGCACCGTTTAATACTATACTAGACAATGCTGGTTTGGAGCAAGTGGCACCAAGACCTATAAAAGGCATAGGTGTAGATGTCATAACTAGTAAAGAGGTTAATATGGTTGAGTCTGGTATTATTGATCCAGTACTTGTAACTAAGTCTGCACTTAAAAATGCTGTAAGTGTAGCATTAACTATCATGTCAGCAGATTGTGTAATATCAAATATCAGAATAGAAAATGCAAGCAGTTAACGATTACGTAATAATAGATATAATAAAAGAAGGGCCAAAAAAAGTTGGTGGCTTCATATTAACAGATGAAACAGATGAAACTAACAGATATAAAAAAGGAACTATCATTTCTGTGGGGAATGATGTGCCGATTGTTAAAAGAGGTAATAGTGTTTACTATGATGCTGTTGCTGGTCACGATATTAGTTATAATGATAGTATGTACCGGGTGATACGTGCTAGAGATATAGTTATAGTAGAATAATTACTATTCGCTAAAAACGTGTAATTACTATTAAAGTAGATTATACGTAAACTATAAACCATAAACAAAAAACAAAAAATCATAAATTAATTATTAATCATAAAAAAAAATACAAATGGAAAATTATTTATTTTTTGCTGCCGCTGATATCAATACAGGTGGTAGTAAAGCGGCAAGAGAAGGTTTGTGTATTGCATCAAGCCGATATTTAAGTTGCGATCCAGTTGGTACTACTAGCACAGCTTTCTTTTTTGATGGTATAGAAGGAAGAGACGAAGGTGTTATAAAAGTAGTGCTTACTCATGCTGCTAACAAAAACAAAGATGTTATAAAGGCAATGATGTCAATTATTAACTCTCAACCAAGTCATGGTGGATTTGTTGTTGTGGCAGACTCTGACGTAGCTGGTGCATCAAAAGATTCTGAATATAGTAAAGCTTTCAACGGCCTAGATGTTACAACAGTTGCTGTAACTGAATCAAAAGAAAGTAATCAAGTTACAGGAGGAAGTGGAGCTGGCTTAACTGGTACTGGTATAGGAGCGCCAGTAGTAAAAAGATACGAGCAAAATGGAGTAATGGTAACTACAGCGTTAATTGACTTAACTGGATTAACTGCTCATGGCGCTACTGCTAATGATGTTATAGGTATTAAAACCCTTGCACCTGATGCTTACTTGTTTAGATACAAAAGTGCTGATCACGGAGTTTTATTCAAAGCAAGTTTAGCTTGTTTAGAGCTTCCTGCTGGCGCTGGATCTTTAGTTGATATAAATGTAGTGGGTAATTCTAGCGGTACATTAGGATATACTGAAGCTGGTGGAACTGATTACGTTGTTAATAGTGGTACTCATGTTGCTCAAAGATCAGTAGAAAACTTAGATTTAAGTGCTGTAACTGACGGTATGTATCTTTATTTAACTGAAGGTACTACTGATGGTGACGACTCTGTCTTTACAGCTGGTCAATTATTATTAACTTTATACGGACATCCAGTATTGTCTTAGTAATAACTTTTAAAATTTAAAATTATGAAAAAATTTTTATATTTCGCTGATGGTAACGGAGCGAACTTAACAACAGAAGCTTATTGCGTTGAAGGCAAAAAGTTTTTAGGATGTGTGCCAACCAGCACTGTGGCTACAAAAGCTTTTTTTGGAGATGCTAATGTAGATGGTCAATTAGATGTGATTACATTTACCCATGATAATACAACTAACACAACTGGCCACAGATGTAAAGCTATAGGTAAATCGATAGTAGAAGCAGTTAATGCTGGGCCTCACATGAATGGTGTAACAGATGTTATTGATCTTGATACTAATAACACTTTAGATCTAAGCTTTGTAACTGGCATAGTAATTGCTAGAAACAGTGCTGAGCAACCAGTTTAATGCGATTAACTAGTCACGATTTACGTGATTTACAAATCCTTAAGTATTACAGGCTCGTTAGAAAATGGGCCTGTAAGACTTACGGGTTAACAGACGCTGATCTTGAACTGCTAATATATTTAGATTGTAAAGGAAGATTTACGCGTCAAGAATTTATCGACGGAACATATACCATGAGTTGGGATAAGAACCGTTGGGAAAAATTAAGGAGGAATGGTTGGATAGAAACGTGGAGACACAGAAATAGAACAACCATCAAATACTCAGTATTCAAAACCTCCTTTAAGTGCTCACACTTAATAAGTAGAATATATCGTATACTTTTAGGGGAAGAAGATATACCTACTTCGGAAAAGAGTGTGTTTTTTACTAACCAATCATACACCGATAAGGTCATGAATAAGTCTATCGATGATATGATAAAAGATAATGAACGATGATAGGAAAATTTGTTAATGGCTTATTCGGCAAAATAGTAGACAATGCAGAAGGAATACTTGACAAGGTTGTTACAACAGACAAAGAGCGCGATGAAGCTAAACTCGCTCTTAGAAGATTACTACTCGAAGCCGAAGCTGAAGCTTTCGCCAAAGAAGTTGAAGACAGAAAGAGCGCTAGGGATATGTATAAAGACGATGCGCTTATTCAAAAAATCCTTGCTACGTTATTTACGGCAGCGTACTTTGGATTAAGCTTTATGATGTTTAGATACTTTATAATAGGTGATATAAATATGGGCGAGTTTGAAATAAGCTTTGTCTCTACAATATTTGGCGCTATGAGTGCTAAAGTAAATACGGTTGTCGATTTCTTTTTCGGCGGATCGTCTAAAAAAAATGAACAACAAATAAATAATAAATAATTATGGGATTAAATTCAACAGCTACGGCTTATAATTTTGGACAATTTGGCTCTACTTTTTTAAGTGGCGATGGGGCTATATTAGATTTATCACAATCTGACGCTAAATATTACATTTGTGCTATAACTTTTGTTAGCAATACAAAATTTGGTGGTAGTGGCTTAGGTATTTTAGATGCTGGTAAAGGCCTTGGATTAGGTAATACACACTTTGCTTCTAATGAAGATACTCAAACGTTAGATACTGATTGGGGCGCTGATACAAATGCAGGTGATAATGATAGTGATCTTATAGTATTAGATGGTAGTGGTACAGAGTTTCCTGCTGGTATGACTTTATACGGTATGTACGATTATGTTGAACTACATGCTGGAGATGTTATATGTTATGTAGCACCTAGACCAGATTACAGATCTAGAAGCGCTGCTATATAATGGCATTAGGTAACGCAAACTCATCTGCTCAGTCTAGAGGTAAAAACAAAGCTGTAGTAGTAAAAAGACATAAAGAAGTTGCATTAGCGTCGAGCTTTGTTCAGTTTTCTCATGGATCTAAGCAAGCTAACGTACCTAACTCTTGTAGCGTTTCTTCTATGGATGAAATAGGATATACTGATAATACTTCTATTGGCTTTCCATTTAATCTAGGTGATTATTTTTATACAAGAAAAAGAGTTAATTCAAATTTTTATGTAGCAGATGGGTTTTATAAAGTAGGACCTAATAGTAAAGGTACTTTTTATAGTGCAGAAATAGTTAATGGTCGAGTAGCTTCTTCTCCTAGAGCAATACAATGTCCATAATAATAATAATTAAATTAAATTAAATATGAAAAAAGAAAAAATGGTTGACCTTAAACCTAAGGATGACAAAATATCAGATGAGCATTTAAAAGAGCTACAAGATATATTAAATATGACAAACAATATCCAATTTAAAATTGGACAATTAGAAGGACAGAAGCATACCTTACTTCATGAGTTAGGTTTAACGCAAAAGAAAATAGTAGATATGCAAGGTAAATTATCTAAAGAGTACGGCACTTTTGATGTTAATATTACTGATGGTACTATAAACAAACCTAAAGATGAAAAATAATATAATTAGAAAAATCACTATAGGTAAGGATTATAAAAATGATGCTATGCACTATTCTGTTAACCAAGAAGTTTATGGTGGTCATAAGATTTGTGATATAATAGAAGAGGAAGACAAATACTCTATTTATATTAGAAAAGACAAAGTGGTTATACCTTGGAAAGACTTTAATAAAAATATGGCTATATCAGTCGAGTATAACTTAGAATATTAATGAATGCTTATAAAGATTTTATTGTCTCTCCTATTGGCGGGCGTTATAATAACACTAAACAAATTGATGACAAAGAACTAGTATTAAATACTGAAATTTATAATCATCAATATATAAATAGATCAGCAAAAGTTATCGCTACTCCACTATTGTTTCAATCACCTCTAAAGGTAGGTGATGAAATAATAGTACATCATAACATATTTAGAAGGTGGAGTGATGTTAAAGGTAGAGAAAAAAATAGTAGATCATATTGGAAAGATAATAAATATATAATATCAAAAGATCAAATATATTTATACAAGCGCGATAATTGGATTGCTATGCCAGGCTTTAGTTTTGTAAAACCTTTAAAGGCTATAAATAAATTTAACGTAGAATCAGAAAGGCCATTAATTGGTATTGTTAAATATTCTGATGGTAAGTTTAATAAAAAAGACTTAGTTGGATTTAGACCTAATAGTGAGTTTGAATTTATTATTAACGGAGAAAAGTTATATAGGGTTATGAATAATTTTATTACAATTAAATATGAATATCAAGGAAACGAAGAAGAATATAATCCAAGCTGGGCAAAAAGCAGTTGAAGAATTAATTAAAGTTGCTAAAGAACCTATAGTTGATAGTGATGATGATATATCAGCTGATAGATTAAAGAATGCCGCGGCTACAAAGAAGTTAGCTATATTCGATGCTTTTGAAATATTAAATCGTATAAACGAAGAAGAAAATATGCTTGAAGGTAAAGTCGAAGAAAAGAAAGAAGTTAAGTTTAAAGGTTTTGCAGAAGGTAGATCAAAATGAAGTACGAACAAAGCTTATATAAAATAGTAGAGCCAATAAGGTTAAATACTATTAAAAGATTAAATAAAAGTAAGAAGTGGGAGTACGGATATAATAAAGAAAACGATGTAGTTGTTATATCTAAAACTGGAATGATAGGCGATGTTATAGAAATACAAGGTTTACAAATAGCTTTACCTAAACAACCAACTAATATATATAGTTGTAGTAAAGACAAAGCAGGACAAAAATGGAAGCAGTTCCAAGCTAATCCAGCTTTTAAAAAAATTAAAACTGTATTTGACTGGCAAGATTATCCAGATGATTTTAAACAAGATCATTACGAATATATAGACGAAGAGTTTAAAAGAAGAGAAGAAGGTTTTTGGTTTATGAATAACGGTAAACCAACCTATATAACAGGAACGCATTACATGTATTTACAGTGGAGTAAAATAGATGTTGGCGCTCCAGATTTTAGAGAAGCAAATAGATTATTTTTTATATTCTGGGAAGCTTGTAAAGCAGATAAAAGATGCTATGGAATGTGTTATTTAAAAAATAGACGTTCTGGTTTTTCTTTTATGAGTTCAGCTGAAACTGTTAATTTAGCTACATTAGCTAGTGATAGTAGATTTGGTATATTATCTAAGACTGGTGCTGATGCAAAAAAAATGTTTACGGACAAAGTAGTGCCTATTAGTTTAAATTATCCTTTCTTCTTCAAGCCAATACAGGACGGTATGGACCGACCAAAGTCCGAACTTGCTTACAGGGTGCCAGCTAAAAAGTTTACGCGTAAAAAAATACGTGAGCGTGAAGAGATGGATGATGTTGAAGGATTAGATACAACTATAGACTGGAAAAACACAGGTGATAACAGCTATGATGGTGAAAAACTAAATTTACTAGTTCACGATGAAAGTGGTAAGTGGGAAAGGCCTGATAATATAAAAAACAATTGGAGAGTTACAAAAACTTGTTTAAGATTAGGTAGTAGAATAGTTGGTAAATGTATGATGGGTAGTACTAGTAATTCACTTGATAAAGGTGGTGATAACTTTAAACAACTATATAATAACTCAGATGTAACAAAACGAAATCGTAATGGACAAACAAAATCTGGACTATATTCTTTATTTATCCCAATGGAGTGGAACTACGAAGGTTTTATTGACGAGTATGGTCAACCAGTATTTAACACGCCTAAAAAAGAAATACACGATCCGCAAGGATTAGAAATAGACCAAGGTGTTATAGACCATTGGGATAATGAAGCCGAAGGATTAAAAGATGATCAAGACGCTTTAAACGAATTTTATCGTCAGTTTCCTAGAACTGAAGAACATGCGTTTAGAGATGAGACAAAAAATAGTTTATTTAATCTTATAAAAATATACGAGCAAATAGACTATAACGAAGGTAACAGAAACTCTTCAGTAATAACGCCTGGTAACTTTCAATGGTTAAATGGTAAAAAAGATACATTAGTTACTTTTAATCCAGATCCTAATGGTAGGTTTAAAATAAGTTGGGTGCCAAACGGTAAATTACAAAATAACGTTATTATTAAAAATGGCGTAAAATATCCAGGTAATGAACATATAGGAGCATTTGGATGTGACTCATACGACATATCTGGAACAGTAGATAAACGAGGTTCAAAAGGTTCTTTGCATGGACTAACAAAGTTTTCAATGGAAGATGCTCCAGCAAACACTTTTTTCCTTGAATATATAGCAAGACCACAAACAGCTGAAATATTTTTTGAAGATGTTTTAATGGCATTAGTATTTTACGGCATGCCAATACTTGCTGAAAATAACAAACCAAGATTATTGTATTATTTGCGAAGAAGAGGATATAGAGGATTTAGTATGAATAGACCTGATAAGGTTTGGAATAAATTATCTGTAACAGAAAAAGAAGTTGGTGGTATGCCAAACTCAAGTGAAGACATAAAACAAGCTCATGCCGCTGCTATAGAAATGTATATCAATGATCACGTTGGATTATTACAAGATGGTACTTATGGTACTATGTATTTTAATGAAACATTAAATGATTGGTCAAAGTTTGATATAAATAAAAGAACTAAGCACGATGCGTCGATAAGTTCTGGTTTAGCAATAATGGGTTGTAATAGACATCTTTACCGACCAAACCCAAAACAAAAAAGAGAACCAGTAAATATACATATATCAAGGTATAATAATAAAGGATTTCAATCTACATTAATAAAAAATAAAACATGACAGAGAATTATATAAACTTTCCATCTCAAGCTGTTAGTGATTTAGAAAAGTTATCTGAAGATTACGGTTTAAAAGTTGCTAAAGCTATAAGGCAAGAATGGTTTACAGGCGCTAATTCTAAATTCAATAGTAATATAAACAATTATCACGAATTAAGATTATATGCTAGAGGAGAACAATCAGCACAAAAGTATAAAAACGAATTATCAATTAATGGTGATTTGTCTTATTTAAATTTAGATTGGAAACCTGTTCCTATTATTCCTAAGTTTGTTGATATTGTGGTAAACGGTATGTCTCAAAGAAATTACGAAATATCTTGTTTTTCACAAGACCAATATGGCGTTAATAAAAGAACTGAGTACATGAAGTCTATTATGGAAGATATGGCTGCTAAAAATTACAGTAACTTAGTTCAACAACAATTT